TGCCCGTATCTGGGCACGATTAACCAAATGAGCCAACAGCACTACATCGCCATTGACCCCGGCGTGGGCGGTGGCATCGCTTACACCGACACAGACGGCAGCATCCATGCACTGCCAATGCCGGAGACGCTGCACGATCTTGACACGCAGTTCCAGATTCTTGTCACGCGAACTGCTGGGCCGGTTTTTCCGACATCCATCGTGTTTCTGGAGGAACTTCCGAAGTTCGCTGGGAAGATGTCTGGCTCAAGTATGGCAACGATGTTCCGCAATTACGGCAGGATTGAGGGCATCCTTGCCGCGTACGGTGCCAGGATTGAGTATCTGCCGCCCAAGAAGTGGCAAACCGCTCTCGGGCTCGGTGACAAGAAAACGCACGGTCCGCGCTGGAAGGCGCATCTCAAAGGCCGGGCGCAGGCGCTATATCCGCAACTGTCCGTAACGCTGAAAACCGCCGATGCGTTACTCATCCTCGAGGCGGGAATCAAACTGAAAAACAAATGACCCTGTCCGAAATCTTTGACATCATCCGCCCGCGGATTGAACGCACTTTTTGGGAAGCGTGGCTCGAGGAGGGGTTTGAAATTGGCGACTTGACCGAACCGCCTGCGGGTGTTGCAGCCGACTATTGGCGCGAGGCAAAGGAGCGTTGCTGGGCGCGAGCAGATGCCCGGCAAGCGGCGCTCTACGCAGAGTATGACATCGCCAACCACCCCGAAATGGCTTTTGCCAACAAGGCAGAAACGGCTAGTGAGCGTCCGTTTTAACGCTCACAAACAAAACCACATATACACACACACGATATGGCAATCCTACAGCAACCGAAATCACAGAGCCGCATCAAACTCGAAGGACTTCCTCCCAAAGGTACAGTCATCGCCACTTGCATTGAAGTTGAAGATGCGTTCGGCGTTCAGCGTCCGCGGTTTGACGATCCAACCACAACGGAAACAGTCGATCTGACCTGGTTCTACTTTGGTTGGAAAGACAAACAGGGCGTTCCTTTCATCGTCCGTTCAAAGCCGTTCAAATTGAGCCTCCACGAAAAGTCGGCGCTCTTTCAGTTTCTGAAAGCCTGGCGTGGTGAACCTCCGATTTCAGGTTTTGATACGGAAACCATGATTGGAGCCGGGGCGCAGATCACCATTGAGCATGGGGTGAGCGCAAAAGGAAAAGTCTTCGCCAACATCGGCGCGATTGCGCCAGTGATGGAAGGGCTCGAAAGCAAGATCGTGCCAGTGCCGTTTTTCAACGATTGCCTTGAGCCGCGAACCGCGGCGGCGGTGGCTGCGCCAGTTCGGGCAACCGTTGAACAGGATTCGGACGAGATTCCGTTTTAATGGATCCTGAACAACTCTGGGAGGCTGTCCAGTTGGCCGAAAGGCTGGCTGCGGCAGCAGCCGAGGGACTTGTGAGGCCCGAGGAGGACCGTGAAAACGCAGTCCTTCTGCGGGCCTTGCAAATTTTTGAGGCAAAACTTGAACACGAACTTGACCCTGACGATGAACGAAGAACAAGCCGCCCGCGGCATCGCATTCGCCCTGTTTCCCCGCGCAGATTGGGAAACTGAAACGCTGGCCTACCTTCCGTGCCCTGGTGTGGCCCTACATACAACAAGCAACGGGCGCAAAGATTGTCGCCTGACAATTAACGACGGGATGCCGCCAACAATCTTTTGCTGCCACAACTCATGCCGCGCGGCCGTGGAGGCGGCAAACTACGAAATGCGATCCGCGATTGGTCGCATGAAAACAGCCACCGGCAACCACACGCGGCGCGGAGTGGTAAAAGCTCCAACGGTGGCAAGGCCCGCATTTCGGGCACAAATGGCGACACCCGCAACCGTAACGGTAGCAGCAAAACGCATGATTGAGCCGATGGAGCTTCCCGAGCCAATCCCTGACGGACAAGCTCGGCAACTGGCCGCGGTATTTCAGCCAGGTGAACTGATGAGCGTTGTTTTTGCACACCCTGAAACCGGCAGGATTGTTGGCCGCGGCGAGACGATGTCGGCTGAATGGTTTGCCGCTGACCCCGGAATGGGGACTTTTGTCCGCGTCAACCCTATGCGTCAAAACGGGGCTGGTGATGCTGAAGTGACTGCATGGAGACATTGTCTGATTGAGTGCGACAAAGCCGCGGTAGAACTGCAATATGCCGCCATCGTCGCAAGCAACCTGCCGGTGTCTGTTGCAGTGCATTCAGGCGGTCGTAGCGTCCATGCCTGGGTGCGAGTTGACGCGAGCACCGCGGAGGAGTTTCGCGAACGGGCAAAGATGGCGGCGGATGCTATGGATGAGTTTGAAGGCATTCAAGTTGACCGCCAAAGTCTCAACCCTTCCCGCCTGGCGCGGCTGGCTGGCAAACGCCGCGGCGACCAGATGCAGGAACTTTTAGCGTACGGACTGGGGGCGAGCTGCTGGGATGATTATTTGGCGAGCCGCAAACAACCAGAGGCTGCGCCCGTGCCTGATGAGCCCGAACCGTTGGTTGCAGCGGATGAAGGCAAGTTTTACTACCGCAAAGAGAAAAAGGATTACATCCTGGTGAAAGACGGTGAGGTGATTGGCCCGCTCGACAAAGACAAGCTGAAGCTGGCCCTCCAGTTTGAGGCTGGGATCGTCGATTCAGACGAGCAAAAGGCCCGCATCTGGGACATCACTCGCAACCACGGTGTGGATTACCACGGAAGCCTTTCGGGGTACTGCCGGGGGCTGCACATTGACGGCGGGAGGCGGTACTTTGTGGAGGGACAAGCGGAGTGGTTGGAGGGGGCGGCGTGCAAAGATGATGAAGTCGGCGCGAGCTGGCCGACAATTCACGCATTCTTGGTTGGATTGCTTTGTCCCGACGACACAATGCAGACGCGGGCACCGATGCAGCGCCTTTGCTGGAGCCTCAAGCTGTCTCGGGAAGCGTTGCGCCACTCGCTGCGTCCGCCCGTGGCTGGTGTGCCTCGCAACGTCCGCCCAGGGCCAGCATCGGTGTTTTGCGGAAGCAAAGGATGCGGCAAAAGCCTATTGGTGAATGCCATCATCACTCCATTGCTTGGGGGGCGAGTGGCAGACGCTCACAAGGCTTTTACTTCAGGGGCAGAGGGATTCAACGGTGAATTGCTGGGCTCAGAAGTCTGGACGGTGGACGACAAAGTGCACGCCTGCGACATCAAAAGCCGTCGCCAATTTGCTGCGAGCATCAAATCGTTCCTGTATTCGGGCCTGACCGGCTTTCACGCCAAGTTTAAGGAGCAGATCTCCATCCGCCCGTGGGCGCGGCTGTTTATCCTTTGCAACGACCAAGATGAAGCGATTCGCGTGTTGCCGGTGCTCACCGACGACATCGCAGATAAGATGCACTTTTGGCGCTGCTACTCTTGGCGCAGGTTTCAAACGGAAACCACGGAGGATTGGGACGCCTATGGCGACGCCCTTCGCGCAGAGCTGCCAGCGTTCGCGGGCTACCTCGACGCGCTCACGATTCCGATTCAACACCGGGACCCACGCAATGGGATGAAATGCTGGCAAGACCCGCACATCGTAGGATTGCTGGCGGATCAGACTCCCGAGCACCAGTTGACCACACTCCTGGTGCATTTGTTCGAGTCCGGGCAACTCCGCCCGATTCACAACAAACCGGCGCAGGAAATTCTTGAGGAACTCAACGGCATCGAAGCCATCCGCGGGCAGTTGCGGAACCTCCTGCACGACGACGTGGCGCTGCTCGGACGCTACCTCGGGCGGATCATTGCCGACCCCAACCGGGCGTTGGCCGCGGGATTGACCGCATTCAAGGGGGGTGAGGTCAAAAAGCGGGGGGTTTACTCTCTCGGAACTCCCCACCCCTTAACTGCCAGTGAATAAGGCACCTAAAAACGCCGCGGGAGGTGGGAGGGATGTAAGAGTGAATCGCAGTTCCCCTATATATATATATATATACTCTCTTATCTTTTTACCTTTTTAATAAAATAACCCTCTTACCTCCCTATAGCCTTGCAACAAAGCGCAAATGTGGCACTTACAAAAGGGGGGTTCCGACACCCCTTACTCCCCTCACTCCGCCAAACCGCGCAAATATGCACGGATCACCGCAAAATCACTCTGAAAACGCCTAAACTGACAGACACAGCAAACCGATACCTCAACCATGACAACAAACACCGACTCCGAACTAACTCGACTGCGCAACCAAATCACGAGCCTGCGCGCACAAAACATGGAACTAGCACTGCGCCCGTGCCTCGAGTGCGAGACGGTCACCCCAGTGCGCATCGCCAGCCTGCGCGAACTGCTGGGGCAGGCGCACAACATTATTCAGGCATTTCCCCGGCACTATTTGGCCGCCAGCGAGACTGACGCAACTGCAGCTATGATCCAACTCAACCGCTGGCAGGCATTCCAAGAGCACTGCGCTAAGGTTTCCAGACAAATTCAAAACTGCCTCCACAACGCACAGAATGGCGTCTAGAAATCGTTTTTGCAGCAAACCAATACCAGTACAGCAGATGATAACAAAACTAACCTACAAAGTAACGCACGACTGGCGACCGTTCCGGCACTGGCTGGTCCAGGCTGAATCGGAGATTGAAGCACGCATGGAAGTTGCGGCGGAATTGGGCTGCGAACTCGGCGAATTGGAGGCAAGACTGAGATGACTGATCGACAAATTAACGAAGCCATCGCAATCGCTTGTGGTTGGCGATTTGAGGACGGCGTGTACATGTGGACCAAGGACCGCATCGATTGGACGAGTCCCGAACTCTGGGACTGGTGCAACGACCTTAACGCGATGCATGAGGCTGAGAAGGTGCTGGCTCCTAAAAACTGGGACCGATTCTCTGAAAAGTGGTGGGATTATTACCACCATTTGCTCGATGGCGATGTTCAAAAAACCATCCACGCAACAGCCCGCCAACGCGCAGAGGCTTTCCTGAGGACGTTGGGTAAGTGGGAGGAGGCCGAATGACTTGGCGCGAAAAATACCGGCGTGATCCTGACATCGCCGAGTCAATCATCGAGACGCTCAAGCAAGATCTCAAAGACGCAGAAAAACGGATTGAGATGCTTCAGTTTGCGCTCGAGCGGATCCGCGACTCCGAGTATGTGGTCTACGAAAAGGTCAGGCAAATAGCACGGAAGGCACTCGAATGAGTTTGAAATTTGAAGAAAGATTCCACCACGAAATTGCGCTGGACATCCTTGGCGCAAAGATTGCCGAGACTCAACGGCAGCTTCGAGCCGCACTGCGCCGGGTTGAAGCACTGGAAACACAGATGCGCAGGGAGGGCTGGACGCAGGAGGATCTTGACGACATCGAGCCTGCCATGCATCAATGATGCCGATAGAGCTTGCCAAGCCTGATGGCTCAAACCGGCGAGCCATTACTTCCGCGACACCTGCGAGGCTGACCAGTTGGCCTAAAAGTGGTGTGACCTGCTGGAGAGACGGCACGTTTTGACGCTTTGGTGCGCGTCGTAAAAGAGTGGCACCAATGGAGGACGCCACGAACAGTCAGGCGTGACAGCTCGGAGAGACGGGCCACTTTATGTTTGATTGCAGCCAGCAAATTGTTGACGAGCTTCTCGACCTCGGCCTGACGGACGACCAAGTCGAGGTTGTTTGGGCTTGGCACGCTGGACGGTGCAGGCAGTTGGTGCAAACTGCCGGTGGAATCGCAATCGTGCGCATCTTGTCGCATTTATTGGGCGGGCACAACGACGGCAAGATCTCGGTGCGGCTTGCTGGGTTGGCGTGGGCCTATGGCCTTGGGCACCTGACTGGGTACGATAGCGCAGCGGACAATGCGCATGTGCTTGGAGTCAGTCGGCAGGCGATAGGCGAGGCCGTTAAGGCTGCGAAGAGCGCCATTGAGGGGGCTTAGGGTGCCCCCTCCCCCCCTAAAGGAGTCTCCTAGAAGGGTTTTTGACCGGAGTGCAGGCAGGGACGCGTGCTGCTTTTTTGTGCAATCGGCAAAAAGTGCCGATAGTAGACAAGTCAAGTGGGGTATTGACCGGCAGATATTGCCGAGTGTACTAATCGCGGCGTGGCAAATCAGAATAAACGGGCATCGTATAGCCAAACCGCAAAACATTTTGGTGTAAGCGTCTCTGCCGTCCAGTTTTGGGAGCGCAAAGGGTTTGACCGAGACTGGCCTATTGCGCAGCAAGAAGCATGGCGAGCGGAGTACACCGCCGACCGCTTAGTAGAGCCTCCGCTTGTTGCGAACAAGGAGCCAAGGCCAAAACCGGCAAAAACTGCCGCGCCGGTCCTCGACTACAAAGAGGCACGCACCCAGAAGCTGGCGAAGGAGATTGAGCGTCTCTCAATCATTATCGGGCGCGAGAAGGGCGAACTGGTGTTTGCTGCCGAGATGCGCGAAACCGCTACCCGCGTCGTCTCTGTCTGGTGCTCGGAACTGGACGCACTGGTGGGCGACCTGCCCGGGCAACTTGCTGGGCTCACCGAAGCCGAGATTCAGCCGAAGCTCCGAAGCCGCATTGAGCTTCTGAAGAGCAACGCACGGGAGGGGTTTGCCGCTCTATGAACCCAATCCTAGAAGGTTCCCGCACTGGCATCCGCCTGGCGTACACCGGCGACCCGCTTGACTGGATGGAAGCCAACGTGCGGTTCCCGCACAGCTCCCGGTCCACTCACTTTGACCGGCACACCGCCCCGTGGTGGAACGCGGTCTTTGCCGACTTCGCCGACCCGACGTGTCGCCAGACATTTGTCCAAGCGTGCACGGGCGCTGGCAAGAGCACCGCACTGGAGGCGCTAGTGTGCTGGGCAGTGGCTCAACAGCCTGGGCCGATGCTGTCGATCACTCAAACCGACGCGACCTCGGCAGAGTGGATGGAGACTCGGCTTAAGCCGGTGCTTGGTGCTTGCGAGCCGCTGCGGGGACTGATGCCGTCAAACCGGCACCATGTCAAAAAGGATGGGATCTACTTCCCGCACATGCCGTTGATGCTCGGCGGGGCGAACACTAGCAACGCTCAGGAAAAATCGGTGCAGGTGCTTTTTTTGGATGAGTGTTGGCAGTACTCCGACCTCATCACGCAGTTCAAGAAACGGCTCCACGACCGCTGGAACGGCTACGCACTCCTGACATCCCAGAGCTTTGAGGAACCGCACCAACTGACTGAAGAGTGGCGCTCGGGCGAGGAGTTCCAGTGGTGCCATCGGTGCCCAAACTGTGAGCAATGGGTAAAACCCGCTTGGACCGACATCAAGTACGACGAGTGCAAAAATGAGAATGGCGAATGGAACTGGGGCGCTCTGGTCAAAACCGTCCGGCATGAATGCCCGCACTGCGGCCACGTCACGCCAGACACGACCGCAGCCCGTCGGGCGTTGACTCAGCGCAGCGAGTGGAGATCCGAGGGCAACGATCACGTCGAGGGCTATCGCTCCCGCCGTGTGTCGGCTCAATCAATTTACTGGATCAGATGGGCGGATTTGGTCATCCAATGGTGTCAGGCGTCCGACGCTCGGCACCTTGGAGTATTGCAGCCGACCAAGGATTTTCGAATGCAGCGCTTGGCAGAACCTTGGAAGCAAGAGGAGGAACTCCCGGCGCTCGAACTGGAAGCAAGCGAGTACTGGGTGAACGAGTGGCAGGATGGGCGACCGATGCCTGACGAGGCCGCGCGCGTTTTCACGGTGGACTGTCAGCAGGACCACTACTGGGGAATCTGCCGCGTGTGGCTCAAGAACGGGCACAGTCGGCTCCTTTGGGCTGGGAAAATCCTCACCGTTGACCAGCTCCGCGAGATTCAGACGAGGCTCAAAGTGCCCGACAAGCGCACGCTGCTTGACGCTGGCAACAGTTTTCACGGGCGCATCTATGACGTGTGCGCAAAGTTTGGGTGGACCGCATTGGTGGGCCGCGCTGAGGATCATTTCACGGTGCGCGGGCAGGATGGCAAACCGATCCGCCGGTATTACTCCGCGCCGGATCGCGTGCTTGCTCCGACGACTCGAGACGCGATGGGCAAGCGCATTTTTGTCACGTTCTTCTACTGGTCGTCCGATCCCATTAAAGACATCCTGGCTAATCTGCGCAACACGGGCTCTCCCGTCTGGGAGTTCCCGCAGGACGCGCCGCCCGAGTACGTGCGGCACCTCAACTCCGAGCGCAAGCGGGCGACGGTGGACAAAAGGACGAAGAAGACCCGGCTGCGATGGACGGCAACAGGCAGACCCAACCACATGTGGGATGCTGAGGCGATGAACGTGCTCGCCGCGCAGATTCTTGGTATCCTGCCCGATATGGTATCCGCAGCGCCAGAGGTTGACGAGCCGACCGGCACAGAGTAACGTGGCGGCTCAACCATTAACACTGACGGAAGTGCGATGGTGGATCCTGGAAGGAACCCCGGCTCCCGAGTGGGATGTCCGGGGTTTTTCTTGTCCCCAAGCCTGTAAATAGATGGCTCCCGATCAAAGACTCCTGCTCCAAGTGTTCCTCATGCGGGATGTTGCCGAGCTTCGCGCCATCGTGTCGCAGAAATTTGACCTGGTCGCTGCAGGCAAAAGCTCGCTGATTTCGTCATCTATCGACGGAGCCTCGTTTCAGTTTAATGTCAACGGCACGCTCTCGCCGTTGGATGTGATGATGCTGGCGCAGATGGCGCTTAACTACAAAGCCGCAGGCATTTCCGCGCCGGTTCGGCGTACACAGGCGTTTTTTGTATGAGCCTTTTTGATCGACTAAAAAAGCTGGCCGGATTTGGCTCGCCGAAGGTGGGCGCAAACAACGGCGGCGCGTACCGCAGGCAGCGACTTGTTGAAGGTGGCGTTTGGGCTGAACCCTGGTGGAGGAACCACACCCAGAGCATCTCCCGCGAACTAACCGTTGGCGAATGGCGCACCGTCAATTCGGCTGCGAGGAAGCTGTACTGGAACAATGGGATGGTGAATGCCGCCATTGATCAAAAGTCCATGCTCAGCGTGGGGATGGCAATGCGACCGATCTTTGTTGGTGCCGATAAAGAGTGGGGAAAACAAGCCGAGGCCGTGCTGCTCGACTGGTTCCAGATCGCGTACCTCGACGGCAAAAGCTGGTGGGAGGGGCTCCGGCTCGAGTCCACAGCCATCGACCGGGAAGGCGATTTGCTCACGATCTTGACCACCGCCGCCAGCGGCTACCCGCAACTCCAACAGGTGCCCTGGCATCAAATTGGAAGCCGTGGCGACGACGGCATTTTGACCGATGGCCGCTACCGTGGCTTGCGAATTTACAACGGCGTCATTCTCTCGCGCACTAACCGGGCCGTGGCCTACCGAGTACTCGGGGAGGATCAGAGCGGTGCCGAGGATCGGGACATCCCGGTGCAGTCTTGTATGCTCACGATGGATCCCCGCGAGGTGGACCAAGTGCGCGGCATTTCCGCTTTTGCTCCCGCGATTCGGGATCTGATTTCCCTCAAAGACCTTGGCGACGACATCCAATCCGCGTCCCGCATGGCCGCGAAAATTGGGTTGCTGGTGACCAATCAGCAGGGCATGGCCGACGCCAGCGACGCTTACAACGCGCTCACCGACACGATGCCGGGTAACTGCTCGCCAGGACTGCGGTTTACACCGATGCAGGGCGGGCGCATCGAGTACCTGACCGCAAACGCCGGCGAGTCCATTGACCAGATTGACGCCAAGATACCAACCGAAGCGCAGGACCGCCTACAGGAGCGCCTAATCCGCAACGCACTGCTCGCGGCTCAATGGCCGCCGGAGTTCGGCTGGGACATGAGCAAACTGGGCGGCGCCTCCGCCCGCATCGTACTCGAGCAGGTCAACCGCATTACGTCGGAGCGTCACGCCTACCTCGCGGCGTTCTGCAAGCGGCGGTGTGCATTCGCCGTTGCGAAGTTTGTGGAACTCGGGATGCTGCCACCGTACACAGGCGCGGACAAAGACCGGGGCGGTGCGTACCAATTCAGGTTCACCGAACCTGCCCGCCTGACTGCCGATTCTGGCTACGCAAGCCGCGACGCCATTGAAGCCTACCGCGCTGGAATGCGCAGCATGACTGACATTCTCGCCAGCGGTTCCAAAACATTGGAGGAGCACCTTGACGAGGTGGAGCGCGAGGAACTTGAAATCAAGAAGCGGGTGGAACGCTCCGGGCTGACTCGCGACGTGTTCGGCCTGCTCACCCCCAATGGCAATCCTGCCACATCCGCACCAATCGAATGAAATTTCAACGCGTCATCGAACAGGTCTTTTATCGTCCTTGGCTCATCACTCCCGGCGGATACGCAGCGGTGCGCAAGCTCGTTGAAGCGCGACTGGTGCGCGCCAACGGGGACGAATACGAGGGCATGATGAAATCCCAACGCGAGCCGATGGAGATCGACGGTCAAGGCATCGCGCACATTTGCATCGAGGGCACGCTTGCCAAAGGGATCAGCGCGATTGAGGCTTGCTGCGGCGTTTGGGATTACGAATGGGTGGCCGAGGATCTGGAAGCAGCCATGGAGGCCAACGTGCGCGGCGTGCTGCTTGAGATCAATTCGCCCGGGGGAAGCTGCTCCGGCTGTTCCGAGATCACCGACCTGATTCAGTTTCTGAAAGTCCCGATTGTCGCCTATTCCGACGACACGGCGTGCTCGGCTGCGTACAACATCGCAGTCAGCTGCGACAAGGTGTTTGGCTCCGTGGGGTCAACATGGGGCTCCATCGGCACCATCATCCCGTGGGTTGACCAATCCGCGATGTACGAGGAGGAAGGGCTCCGTTGGGAACCGATCACGTCGGGACCGCTTAAAGGTGCAGGCATGGGGCCATCTCTGACGCCCGCACAACGCGCCAGTCTCCAGCAGCTCGTTGACGACTCATTCGGGCAGTTCCGCGACAACGTCCTCCGCAACCGGCTCGTGGCCGACGAGTACATGACGGGAGCCGCTTATTTGGCTCCTCGCGCAAAGGCTGCAAATTTGATTGACGGGATCGGAAATCAGGAGCTTGCGTATTCGCAACTTCTTGGTATGGTGGGCGCGTAGTTGTTCATCTGTTTTGGGTTGTTGTTCCCCTCCGGGTGTTGTTCCCCGGAGGGGTTTTTCTTGTCCCGATACCTACGGGTATATGGAGTCCCCTACGACCCTCACCGACGCGCTGGCTGCGCTATCTGCCGCCCAGGCGGACGTGGCTGCGCTTAACGCTCTCTCCGTAGAGCACACTGCGCTTGTCGCCAATTTCGAAGCACTGAAGGCCCGCAGCGCGGAATTGTCCGCTGCACTGGACCTTGCCAACTCCAACAACCGCGACCTTGCTGCGGCGCTCGACGCGATGAAAGCCTCCGAGGCTGACGCTGCTGCAAAAGCTAACGCCATCGTGGCTAACTTGGGCGTGGCTCCCGTTGCCATTGTGCCCGAACAAGTTTCCGCGCCGAAGACCCACAGCGAACTCTGGGCGCACTACATGACTCTGGGCTTCGTTGAGCGTAATGAGTTTTACGCAGCGAACCGGAAAGCAATGCAGATCTAAACCTCACACTACTAAAACCATATGGCCCTTAATGGCGTTTTCCTCGCACAGATTGCCCAGCAATCTCTCCCGTTCCTCACCAATGCCTTCGCTCCTTTGCGTGGCATCACAACCGACTTTTCCACGGACATTGCTTCCGCTGGTAGCTCGGTGACCACTCGCTTTGCCACGGTCCCTTCCGTGGTGGACATCACTTCCGAAGGCTACGCTCCCGTGGCCGGTGACACGACTGCTCGCACGATCTCGCTTGATCAGCATCGCGGCGTGACGCTGGGATTCACTGACATCGAAGTCCTTCAGTCCTCGGTGAATTTCCGCAACCTGTTCCTGACTCCCATGTTGCAGGCTTTGGGCGCTGACATGTTCGGACAGATTTGGAACCTGGTGACTGCCGCAAACTTTGCGCAGACCCCTCTTTCCTCCAGCGCTGCCAACTTTGACCGACAGGACGTGATTGACCTTGGCGTGACGTTGACGCAGACGCTCAAGGCTCCCAAAATGGGCCGCAGCGTCATCCTAAATCCCGCTTACTACGGCGCGATCAGCAAGACGTTCATCTCTGCGGAAATCCCTGGCATCACTCCGTTTAAGGCTGAAGGACTGGTCCCGCGCGTGTCCGGTTTTGACATTTACGAAAGCGACCTCTGCGACGCCAACGGCGAAGCGCTGGCCGGTTTTGCGCTGCACTCCAGCGCGCTGATCATGGCCGCCCGTCGCGTCAACCCCGAAGCCGCGTTGCAGGATTCGATCGAGATCGCTGAAGTCGTGGTGCCGGACCTCGGGTTGCCCCTGACCTTCCGGGCTTACTACAACCGCGAATTGGGGCAGAGCTGCATCAACGTCAGCTGCATCTGGGGTGTCGCAAAGGGCACCGGCATGGGCGTCCGCATCGTCACTCCCTAACCTCCCGCAATCAGCAGAGGCTCCGCTCTTAACGGGGCGGAGCCTTTGTTTCATCCGATTATCTCACGATGAAAATCTCTCTCGTCATCGAAGACACCGGCGCAGGCCCGCAGGTCATCTACACCTCGCCCGAACCGGCAGACGCTCGCGCATTTTTCAAAGCGCACGTCAATCCCGGCAAGCTGGTGCTGGTGTGCAACCCGACGCCTGACAATTTTCGCACCATTCGCGGCACGCCAGTCGTCGAGTCCGTTGTCGCCAAAGCACCAATTCGGCGCGCAAAAGAAGCACTGCTCTAAATGTCAGACTGGCGCGACATAACCGCAACCGCACTGGACGACGCTCTCGGCTACATGCAGGCCGACAGCGTGACGTACCAGGGCGTGACCGTGTTTTCCGTCGCCAGCGAACGCGAAAGCCAGACGCTGGCAATCGGCGGTTTCGAGTCGCATTTCGCGGGATCCGTCAGGATGGCAAAGGCCGGTTTTCCGCAGCCGGTGAAAGGCACCAAAATCAGCGTCAACGGCACTGAGCGCAGGATTGGCGACATTGCGGAAGATCCGATTTCGTGGACGCTGTATTTGGAGGATGTCTCGCGATGATCGACCTGCTCACCTGCGAAGTGATCCGCGATGAGATCGCGCCGGACTTCCCGGGGACGTACATCGGGCTTCCGCACGACGGTGAGTCAATCACGATGCCTTGCATCCTCCTCGACATTCGCGGCGATGCGCTAGTGGGAGGACCGTTGCAACGTGGTGCGCTCACGGTGGCCGTAATGAGCCAGGCTGACGACTCAACGGTTGCTGAGCACATTGAACTGGTGCAGGAGGTGACAACGGCGATTAAGGGCGTTACCGGCAGCGGCTCTGCGGTGCAGATTTACGGCGTGGTTGCGACATCGTCGGAGGCGCAAAACACGGAACGCCACTGGATTACCAACCTTCAGTTCACCTTGGGTTACGGCCCGCAACCTTAAAAGCACTATGGCTACGTTTGGAGTTACCTCAACCTACGGCATTACGCCACCCACCGGCAGTTTCACCCAAAGCTCCGAAAGGACGGTGGAAGTGGAAACCGCAACCATTAAAGGCACGACAGGCCGCGTGGTTGTCGCTCAGGCCAAGCCTCGCACCAAAACGACGGTGACGGTGCGGTCAAAAGGCGAAACCGGGTTGTCGTCCATTTCGGTCGCCGACTTTTCGAGCCTGACGATCACGTCGTCAAAATACAGCGAAACCAACGACGATTTCGCGACGCAGGAAACCGTTGGAACCCTTTTTGAATAACCATATGGCAACTTTTGGAATTTCCTCAATCACTGGGACTTTGGTCGAAGCCGTGGACGTTACGCTCGCGGGCGAAACCAAGGAACTCATTAAAGCTGACGGCACTCATTCCGCTGCGCGCATCGTGGATACTCAGTTTTCGTTTTCCGTTAAAGGCAAAGGCGATTTGCCAACCGTCACGATTGGCGGCAGTGCGGGCGAGCCTGATGGCGTCACCGGCAAAGTGATCATCACAAAGATCACCGAAAGCCAGACTAACGAGGACTGGAACGCTTTCAGTTACGACGGCGTCGCCTACCCTGCCGCAACTTAACGCGCGCCAGCGCATCCGATTATGTCACACATCAAATCTGGAATGCGGATTGACTACATCCGCGACAATTTGCCCCCGCTTAAGTCACCGAACACTGATCTCATCGGTGCGTGGCTTGCGGTCGGGGGGCAACTTCTCGACGAGGAAAATTTCCACGACACCGTTGAGGAAACCGCTGACGGCATCAAGCGCCAGGTGGTTTGGAGCGTGAAAGGCGACGTGCTCGCGACTATTGGCGACGAGCAAGTCACGTTTGAAGAGTTTCGCCGTCGTTGGCTGTCTGACGAGTGGCGCGCAGCCAATCCGCTGCACTGGATCACTATCCAACGAGCGCAACGGGACTACACGGTTCAACTCAAGACCTGGCTGCAGACGCAAAAGCCGTGCGCACTGATCCGCAAGGGCAAACGCGTTGCCGTCATCCACCCGGATTTGCCCGAGGACAAAAAAGCCAAACTGCTTGCCGCGCTATGAGTTTTCTCGCCGGACAAATCGAAATCGAAGGGATCAAGCTGCGTCCGTTTTCGCTTCGCAGCAGGCTCAACTGCATGGCACTTGGGTTGACGCTGTTCACGGAAACCGAAGGGCCGGAACTGACGCCGCTGCAAATCGAGGAGCAGATTCTCGCCCTGGCGTGGGAGCGGTCGCAGCCGGTGCCGGTGGTGCGCAAAGCCATCGACGCGGGCACGGCGTGGGACGCGATCCACGACTTTGCCGACTCGTTGCCGCTCGCCGCGCTGCCTCAGTTGGTTGCCGAAATCAACCGCGTGGCAGCCGAAATCAAAGCGCAGGCCGTGGAGGTTGTCCCGCGTCCCGGCGGGGAGGACAAAGACGCGCCGGGAAACTCGTAGGGCCAACATGGGAAGCCGCACTCATTCTCACGTTGGCCGACAAGACGGGATGGTCAGAGGATGCAATTCTGGATCTTCCGATGCCTCGCGCGCTGGCGTATTATCACGCGGCACTCTGGGCAGCCGGTGCGTGGACGGTGCGACAAGGACCGGCACCAACCGAGCAACTTTCTCGACTGTTGGCATTTTGCGAAAATGATCTCGCTGAAGCTGAATGAAGCGCAGGCAGAATGGGGTGCGGCTACCTTGGCACGGATTGCCGAGGGCGTAGCAACCGGCGGGCTTGCGTTGCCCGAACTCATGGCGCTTTCATTCGCAGAGTACCTGACCACGGTGCAGGGGCTGACCCCGCCAGCCAAAGGTGCGCGGGTTGTCGGATCGGTGGATTTGAGCCGAGGCAAAGCAGCAATCAACGTGGACCTCGGGCGTGCGTTTGTTGTCGCAGCAAAAGGCGTAGCGTCCACGGTTGTCGGAGGCAAACTCACTGCCCGCGCTGGTCGCAAAGTCGCTCGCCAGATTGCCCGTGTCACAAGCGGCGCAACCGCCCGCACGCTTGGCCGTGCTGCGGTGCAGCGCGCAAAAAAAGAGATCCTGAGTGCAGCCGACAACGACCCCATAGGGTGGTATGAGCGCCAGCGTCGCAACGGGCGGTTTGTCGGCCGCGTCAAAATGGAGATCGACACGACGGGACTGGAAAACATCCGCAAGCAATTACACGCGCGCGTTGGGCACCTTTTGAGTGGGTGGAACGCCGCAGCGGCTCGCTTTAAGGTGCCATCACCGAGTTGGGTATCCGGCAAAGGTGGACGCGGCACCGTGGCCGTCGAGCGCACGTCGTCGCGCCTAGACATCCGCGCAGCCAACCAGGTCAACTACGCTGGCGGCATTCCCGGGATGCAGCGACGCATTAACGCGGCGGGCGAGATCGTGGCAAAGCGCATGGAGCGCCGCGCTGCTAAAACCGCAGAGAAAGCGATGCAGGAGCAAATTGACAAATGAGCGCAACCGCACAACTAGCACTGGATGTCCGTGGGTTCCTCGCAGGCATGGACCTTGCCAAGCAGGGACTCAACAGCCTTCGCAATGAGTCCGGCAAAGTGGACGAGGGTAACGGCATGGCACGGCTACAAGTTGCCGCTGTCGGGCTTGCTGCGACCGTGGCGGCGCTGGGTGCCGTCATGTACAAAGGCGTTGCTTCGACTATTGAGTTGGGCGCTCGTTTTGTGGAAGTGGGCTACAAGTCTGGGCTGGCCGTGCAGGAAATCATGGCGCTCGAACGCAGCCTCGACGAAGTGGGCGGCAAAGCCGAAGACGCGGCACCGTCCACTGACCGCTTCAACCAGGCTTTGCAACAGGCGGCAAATAACGCAGGCCCGCTGGCTGGCATTTTGCAAAACGCTGGGATCTCCATGCAGACACTGGCTGGGATGTCCGTGGCTCAACGCATGGTGGCCGTGGGAGACGCGATCCGCACGATTGCAAACCCAGCGCAGCAAGCTGAGGCGGCAGTGGCTGCGTTTGGATCGTCTGGAATCAAAATGCTGGCGGCGTTAGATCCCAAAAACCTGAACAGCGCAGCGGCTGCAATGGGAACTCAGGCGCAGATCATGCAAGCCAACGCGGGAGTGTTCGCACGGATCATGCAGGTTATGGGCGCGCAAGGGTCGTCGCTCAACAGCCTTGCTGTGGCTGTAAAAGGCAAGTTGCAAGGACTGTTCACTGGCATCGCTGCGGGCGTAGCTCCGACGGTGCTCAAAATCATGGAGGCAAGCTCCACGGGAGGCATGAATCTGGCCGCAGCTATTCGGCAATTTTCCCCGGCACTGGAACCGTTGGCAAAACTGGTGGAGTCGCTTGTCAACATGGACCTCGCCGGAGTGGGAATGCAGCTTGGCGCGGGCGCTGCGGCTATCGGTGAGGCAATAATGAATGGCGACGCGATTGCGTACCTCAAAGCCGGATTAGTTGTCGCCAGTGATTCTTTTCGGCAGGCCATTGCCGGAGTCTTGGGCGGCATTGCTTCAGCGTTGTCGGCTCTTTTCAAAGATGTGGATTTTGGCAGCATCCTTGCCGGATTCCAAGCCGGGATGCTTGGCATTGGTCGTCTTTTCCTTGGCATCATTGAACAAGGGATTGCCAAGGTGCTTAACAACCTGCGGCAGTCGAGCAGCGTTTTTGAAAAGATCATTTCGCCCGAAATGGTCTCCAACATAGCCGGGGCCGCTGGAGCCAACATGAAAGCTGGCCGCGAAGGAATTGCCAGCGGTGGCAAACAGATTGCAGACGCAACGCAAACAGCGGTGGGACAGTTATCCACAAACATTGCAGGCATTCCAGCAGCGTTTCAGCAAGGCCGCGAAGCCGCAACTGGGAGGGAATCTGACGCAACAAAATCGGCACGACTGGCAATGCAGGAAATCGAAAGCCGTGCTAAATCAAACGCGGCAGCAACTGCCGAAGATTTGCGAAAGAAATTTGCGACTCCGGCACCAACAGAACAGAGCCTTCCATTGCCACAAGCTGGCGCAATGGCAGCGCAACCAATCGGCGCAATCGTTTCCAGCATGGCAAAGATTGGAGGCGACCAAGGAGCCGCACAAACAAGCGCAGTGGATTACGCACGCCAACAGCTACAGGCGCAGCAGCGCACCGCCGAAAATACCGCTCGAATGGTTGAAAAGCTGAACAAGCTGCAACCTGCATCCTCAATGACTGGCGCAATTTACCAATGAGCACTTTAATTCGCACAGAAACGGGAAAGGACGCCCGTGGGAACAAGTACCTGACCAATGTTTATCAGGACTTTGCCAGCATGACGCCGGACACTGGCGCAACAAGCTACACGCTTACGCAGGAGGACGGGGTGTATACGCTCACGGAGACTTTTACCGAAGAGGTTCCTGATCCCGGCGGCGGCGGCGGTGGACAG